AAAACGGCAGGGAGCACAATCCAGAAATTGCAGATGCCTAAGAGTGGCGCTACTGGCGCACGGCCTGCTACTTCGGCTCTGCCGGTTCCTTATATGTACTACGACACTACCCTTTCCAAGCCTGTCTGGTGGAATGGTACGGTCTGGAAAGATGCGACTGGCGCAACGGTATAGTTTCAACCTTATAACTAAGAAAAAAAATGAAGCCTATTAAGGTACTTATTGCCGATCGCTCGGGAGAACTTGAAACACAAGAACTCGTTTGCAAGGGTTTTGCAGTGGACTTCGTCACGTCGATAATCGTGCCTACGCTCGAAATTCAGATGATGAAACGCACTGTAACCGAAACGCCAGTACTGGACGAATTGGGCGAGCCAACAGGGGCAACTACTACTACCTATTCACCCTGGGAAATTGACCGCCGCTACTCACCATCGGGAGCCATTGCGTTGCATACCGAAAGTAACAATACGAAGATGGTAGACCCCGCGACATTCGAGTTTGCTGCCGCCGAAACCGAAAACGCCGTGGGTGAAGTGGATGCGGTGTGGGCGCTTTTTGGGCCGGGCATAGAGCAGTTACTTGGCTCGATCATGCACAGGATGATCAGCCGGGGTAGCCTCAATACTCCCTTCGACTTATGAGGTTCGTTTTGATCATTCTCCTGCTGCTGTCGGGCTGTCAGACGATAAAGAAGTTTAACCGCACTGTTTCCGATCTGGACAGTTCGGTTAATAAGCTCTCCTATGTTCGCAGCGAAATCACCGAGCAAAAGGAGCAGGTCAAGGGCTGGCAGGAGTTCAGAATTACTGGCCTCGATAGCCTTTACCGTTTGCCCGACCTGAGTTTTCAGGGTAGTAATGTTCCGCTCGTGCCTCAATTCATCCAAGGCAAAGACCGGATTATATACCTACCCAGCGAGCGGATTGTTGAAACCTCAACCAGGGTCCTCGACAGCCTTATTTCGGAAAGCGCACGAATGATTTCTGAGATAAGGTCTGCCGACAGGTCTACCGAGCGTAGACCCGACAGCCTGGTTTTTTATAGCATACTGGCGCTTATTTTTCTATCCATTGCTGCTATGATGTACCAATTACTAAGAAAAAAACAAAGCAATGACTCACTTCGTTGACATGACTACAAAATCCGTAATCCTGGTCTATTGTTTTCTAGCAAGCTTCCTCCTTAATGACGCCGTGGTTTTCGGTGTCCTATCGTCCGAATTTTTCGCGTATACAAGCATTCTATACGGGTTCATGGGTAATATGTTTTACTCTCTTGTCATTCTTTTTACTGAGTGGCGAAGAAAGGCAGATGATGACATAACCAGGAAGCCATTAAATCGCTATGGGTATATATTATTATTCGCCCAACCGTTCGGTGCGTCGTTCTTTTCCTTCGTGCTTACTGCCATTGTCAAGACCCTGGTTTCAGATGGCGGCTTTATTAATTGGAAAGTAGACGAAGGAGGCAGCCTGCTGATCGGCATCTTGTCCGGTCTCTTCTTTGTCTATTTCAGTAGACCCGAGGTAATCGAGAAACTATACAAGCGATACGGCGAACCCAGGCTATTTCCTAAGAATCCCAAAAAATGACACACATGAATATTTTCGAACAATTATCACTATTCGCCAGCGTCGTTATTGCCTCAGTTTTGGTGGGGGTAATCAAGGCCGTAATTACCGACATCCCTGTTCGCGAGAGACGGGTTTTCTGGCTCATACTCGTAGGCAGTATGGTCCTCAATGCCTTGCGGCTTATGGCTCGGTCTGTGAAGCTCTTGAATCCAGAGGAGGATCTAATGATTGATAGCGTTTTTCAACTCCTCATTGAAGCCTACCTATTGTATTATCTACACAAGATCTACAGCGTGCCGAAAATTAAGAAGCAAGAGAAAAACAACAAACCCTGATCACGCGACCCTAAGTTGGCGCGGTTGTTCTCCTACTTACTGAAACAATTTTATGAAAATAGATACGATTGCCAAGCAGCTTTTCCCTCACAGTTTGGTGCTGGGTCTTGCCGATTATTGGGAGGAGGTTGTTGACTATGCTGAGCTAAATACGCCAGAAACCCTCGCGATGTTCTTAGCTCAAACCGGCGTAGAAAGCAGATATTACCAAACCTTTGAGGAGAATCTCAGCTATTCGGTCACCAATATTTTGTCCGTTTTCCCTCGCTTGTTTCGCCTGCCATCGGAAGGGGAGAAGCACCTGCAATATTTTACTGATGGCAAGGCCAATGCTCTATTTTACGACCGCAACCCCAGGGCTCTTGCTAATTTTGCGTATGCCGGAAAAATGGGCAACGGTCCAGAAAGCTCCGGTGCAGGCTGGCGATTTCATGGAAGGGGCGCTATCCAGCTAACGCTCCACGACAATTATTACAATGCCAACCGGGACCTTTTCCCCTTGCTTGGTAGAGATATATACAACCATCCCAACGCGGTCGCTGAGCCCAGGATCGGGCTTTTGGTGGCTGGCTGGTACTGGAAAAAAAACAACCTGAACGAGACCGCTCGTTTGGGTCACGTAAAGCTCACCACTCGAAGAATTAACCGGGCCTGCCTGCACCTCCTAGAGCGCAATAATCTTTACAACAAGGCCCTGAAACTACTATGATACAGCTATTATCAACGAAAAAGTTAGAACCCTATGTCAGACCCCAACAAAAAGGCGAAATCGGAGCGTGAAGCAAAGCTGACCTTGGTTGCCGTGCTCTACAAAAAAGGCTACTCCTACCAGAAAATCGGGGAGGAGATTATGTTGCAGCTCAACCTTTCCCGGCCTCCTCCCAAGAGCTCAATTCATAGCTACGTTCATTTTCTGCTCCAAGAATGGCGCGAGGCTCGAATCGTTGACATGGACCTCGCTGTTCAGCTCGAATTGGAGCGCATCGACGATGCCATTCGCGAGCTCTGGCATGCCTGGGAAAAATCGAAAGAGGATCAAAAACTAACCTACCGAAAAAATAAAGGCGCTCCTGTAATGAGTAGCCAGTCGGACGACTCCAATCGGTCCTTCCGCTCCTCTTTCGTGGAGCAAGGCGAGCGGACTGAGATTTGTTTCGGCGACCCTCGCTTCCTGGCAGAGATACGTATGCAGCTCGTTGAGCGGAGAAAGCTGCTAGGCCTGTACGCTCCGGATAAAAGCGAACTGACCGGGAAAAATGGCAAGCCCTTACTCCCTGCCAGCGCGGTTGATACCAGCACACTAACAGAAGAGGAGCGTGCTGCTCTTCTTGCTATTTCCAGAAAAGTTAAGCGATAACATGTCCGAGACTGTTCCTGCCGGCGATATTGATTGGGACCTGGTGGACCAGGTTGAAAGGGAGGAGTGCAAGAAAAGTTTTTTTGCCTTCGTGGAGACATTCTGGGAGGTTATTATTGCCGAGGAGCCGGTTTATAATTGGCACATTCCTTACCTGTGTGAGGAGCTGCAAACGCTGAGCGTGCCTATCGTGGCCAGAGAGAAGAAGTTGTACGACATGATTATCAATATACCACCCGGCACTACCAAGACCACAATAACAACGATCATGTTCCCGGCCTGGCTATGGACCCAAGACCCGACGCTTCGTATTATTACTAACTCTTACGCCATGGACTTATCGATCGAGCACGCCACTAAAAGCCGGGACATTATTGTCTCCGATAAATACCAGCGCTTGTTTCCCGACTTGGTTATTCGTGCCGACAAAAGTGCCAAGCGTAGTTACGAAAACACCGCGAACGGCGCGAGATATACTACCTCAACCGGGGGCACAATTACCGGAAAGCACGCGCACATAATTATTAATGACGACCCTCTCAACCCGTCCCAGGCGGCGTCTGACGCCGATCGCGAGATGGCCAATAGTCACACCAAGACGCTGTCATCTCGGAAGGTAAACAAAGAAAATACGCCAACCGTCACCATCATGCAGCGCCTGCACGAAGACGACGTCACGGGCTATCTTCTGAAAAAAAAGAGCAATAGTATCTACCACATTTGTCTGCCTGCCGAGGCCTCTGCCTCGGTGAAGCCGGCCAAGGTAAAGGAGAAGTATCTGAACGGATACCTTGACCCGGTTCGGTTAGGTCGTGAGGTTCTTGACGAGGCAATGGTGGACCTTGGTTCTCGTGGGTATGCTGGGCAGTTCGACCAGTCTCCTTCGGCCCCAGGGGGTAATATCGTGAAGCAGGACTGGTTTAAGTACGTAACCAGGGAGACCTTCGATAAAATGCGTTACCGCGAGCCGATCGTCTTTTTTGGGGACACGGCCTACACCAACAACGCCATGGATAACGATCCGTCTGGGTTCATCGCTGCCTGCAAAATAAGGAACGATCTGTATATCACGAAGGCGACAAAGGTCTGGTTAATCTTTCCCGACCTGATCAAGTTCCTCCCTGAGTGGGTTCTGGCTAATGGCTACACAAACGAGAGCTCTATTCGTATCGAGCCGAAGGCCAACGGGGTATCTGTGATTGATCAGCTCTCCTCCTCCACGACCCTAAATATAACCAAGACCCCATCCCCAAAGGATGATAAAAAAACGAGGCTAAATACCGCAAGCCCTAAGATAGAATGTGGGCGCGTTTTCATCGTGATCGACGCGTGGAACGAAGAATTTACCGACGAAATCTGCGGTTTTCCGGCCAAGTCGCACGACGAGTACGTGGATCTAATCGCTTATGCTGTGGACCACTTTCTTAACGATAGCGGCCTGGCGCCTGATGACTTATCTGGAATGTTTTAAATATATTATATGAAAATCGAAGAAGTTACCCAGAAGACCGACATTGCGGAGTCTATTGCTGTGATAAGGAAAACCGCCAGGGAGATAGATGTTGAGGTCCTAAAAGCGCAGTACAGCGTCAAGTCGCACGAGACAATGAACCCGGCTGTGCGAAAAAAGAAGACGATAAAAAAGGCGGAGAACAGCTCCTCATTGGTGGAGGTAAATCGTCTTGCTTTCCCTCTGCAAAAACGCATAGTCAACAGCTCGGTCTCTTTCACGTTCGGCTCTCCTGTGCTGCTGGAATGCGAGGCCAAGTCCGAGCAGGAGAAGCTGGTTCTGCACGCGGTCGCTCGTGTGCTGTTCGACAACAAATCGGGCAGCCTAAATAGAAGAATGGCTAGGAACCTTTTCCGCAGCACTGAGGTCGCTGAGTGTTGGTTTCCTGTCCCTGTTGGTGCGTCCGAGGACTCCACGCATGAGACCTATGGCTTCAAGTCCTCGGTGAAGCTGCGATGCAAACTATTTTCTCCCTGGCTAGGCGACAAGCTCATGCCTGTGTTTTCCGCCATCGGCGACATGATCGCTTTTGGCCGTGAATATTCGCGCGAGGAGGACGGCAAGAAGACAATATACTTCGAAGCCTATACCGACGACGAGACGGTGGTCTGGGTCCAGAAAGGGCAGCTGTGGTCGGAGGCCTCTCGAACTCCCAACGCAGGCAGCAAGATTCCGATCGTGTACGCAAGCCAAGAGGAGCCCGAATGGGCAGATGTTCAGTACTCCATCGAGCGCTTGGAGACCCTGCTCTCCAATTTTGCCGACACCAACGATTACCATGCGTCTCCTAAGATATTCATTGAGGGGAAAATTATCGGCTTTTCCCAAAAAGGCGAAACGGGAGCCATCCTGCAAGGCGATATCGGAACGAAGGCCTCGTACCTCTCATGGGATCACGCTCCTGAGTCGATCAAGCTGGAAATCGAGACGCTGCTTCGGTTCATCTACTCTTTCTCCCAGACCCCTGATATCAGTTTCGAGTCCGTGAAGGGCTTGGGTCAAATATCCGGCGAGGCGTTAAAAATGCTATTCATCGACGCGCACCTGAAAGTTCAGGAAAAGCGAGAAGTCTTGGATGAGTACCTGCAAAGAAGGGTTAATCTCCTGCTCAATTTCATCGGTGTTATTGATCCAAGCCTCAAAAAGGTGACGGAGAACTTGGAGATCGTTCCCGAGATCGTTCCCTTCGTAATCAACGACGCCAAGAACCTAATCGACCGGATGGTCTCTGCCAATGGCGGCAAGCCTATACTGTCCCAGCGCACTTCTATTGCTCTGTCTGGGTTGGTTGAGGACGTTGATGCTGAATACAAGCTGATCCTCGAAGAGCAAGCCAACGACAATCTTTTTGATGTTACCCAGTCCACCTTTTAAAAATTTCTATATGGCTTTTATCAGGGCGAATGTACGACTTTTCACTTCCGAGGGCTACACCCGGCACTCGCAGGGGCTGTCGCTTTCTGAAGAGCATTACGAGTACGACGAGACCATTTTCAACCTCAACCACATTGTCTATATCGGGCCCACCAACTACCCTGGGTGCGTGGAGATATCGCTTTCTAACAACAGCAATTTCACAATAAAGGCGACGATCTCAGAAATGAAAGAGGTCGTGTCACAGGCACAAAAAAAGGGCATTGAATGTTTAAATATTCACCTTTTAGGCTCAAATTAAAATGGAGGGTATGGATAAGAATGGTTTTTCAATTCAGGGCTGGAACAATAAGCAGTTCGCCAACGAAGAGCTTTACGCTCGGAAGATCGGCGTGATCTACGACGCAACGATGGAGGAGCTGTCCATACTCGCTGCACGCTCAGCGCCAGACCCAGAGAATATATTCTCTTTCGACTCCAACTCGTTCGCCAAGGCGAAAAGTAAGCAGCTGCTGCTGGAAATGGCCAGCAACGTCACGGCGCTGATCGACGATGGCGCGGCGGCCTCCTGGATACTGGCAGCGCAAAAAACGCAGGAGCTGGTATATTATCACACCACAAATGTCCCCAAGGCCCAGGTAGCGGCGTCTTTGCCTCGAAACATCGACGGGTTTAAGGGCTTTCAGTCCAGAAAGTATTTTTTCGACCTGTCCGAGCGCGTCTGGAACATTACCCAGCAATTCAAGCAGGAGATGGAGCTTGCTGTCGACGTTGCGCTGCTGGAAGGAAAATCAGCGCAAAGGCTAAGCCAGGACATTCGGCCTCTGCTCAAAGAGCCCAATAAACTATTCCGGCGCGTGAGGGATAAAAGGGGGGTGCTGCAACTTTCCAAAGCGGCGGCGGCATACCATCCAGGGCAAGGGGTATATCGGTCGAGCTACAAAAACGCCATGCGAGTCGCTCGTACTGAAATCAACATGGCGTACCGGGCCAGCGACCATTACCGTTGGGCGAAGCTCGACATTATCGTTGGGTACAGAATCAACCTATCCAATAACCCTAACCACTGCCCCATGTGCGAGGCCCTGGCTGGCGACTACCCTAAGCAGTTCAAGTTCACCGGCTGGCATCCTCATTGCCGGTGTTACGTCACTTCCATTCTTGCGTCTGCTGAGGAGCGCAGGGCCATAAGCAAGGCAATGATAAGGGGGGAGAGCACAGAAGGCCTCACATCGAAGAATAACATGCAAGACATGCCGGAAAATTACAAATCTTGGACCAAGGAAAACCAAGATCGGCTGCTCAACGCCAGGAAGCCTCCTTATTTTGTAATCGAAAATTATACCGGGAGGAAGTTGGAGAACGGCCTCACTTTTCCGACCAATAGCGCTTCCAATACCGGGCAAGGCAGAGAGCAGAACGGCCTCTGATGCCGAAGCTCGCCAGCTAAACCTCCAAGAGCAGGCTCGGTTGGCTGAGGCGGCGCGTCTGGCTGAGCAGGCTCGGTTCGAGCGAGAAGAAAGGAAAGGAATCGTGCTTTAATTTACCGGGATGCCGGTCAAAACCTTTTGGCTCTCTTCTCCTCTAAGGTAATCTACCGCCAGACATGCGATTGATCGGGCCTGTTGGCTGCTCAGCGCCTCGATCCCCTTGTAGGTTTCCCTCTGCTCTGCCAATACCGCCAGGGCCTCTGTGTAGCCCTCTTTGGTGGCCTCGTTTTGACTTTGCTCGATCGCTGGCTTTCTTAGTTTTTCTTGAATTAGAGAGATCGTTTTCCTGATCTGCGTCTCTGTTGGTTTTGGTCGCTGGGAGGTGGTTGTTCTCATGGTTGCTCCTCTGTCAGGCTGTCCACTACCATCCTATCCGCCGATTTGGCCCTTTCGACGAAATCCTTTCGGAAGTCGTTTGGTGTCGCTCCTGTCTGCACCATCATTGCCAGGTACATCTGTGTTTTTACTTGGTTTTTGTCCATTTGCTACGGCAAGTTTAAAATATGTTTCGTCTTTCTCTATGCCTATAAAGTTACGGTTTGACTTAAAGAGCCTTTTATTTTATTCTGGCTCTTTTTCATACTCATATTTATAGTTAAATTCAATCATTAAAATATCTTGTACGTCCTCATAATCCGGCTTTATCTCATCAAAGCTCTGAGATAGCTCTACTCCCTCCTCTGTCTCTACAGGGTAATGGTTATAAAGCTCCTGAGTACCCTCTAAATAGTTATTCATGTTATCTAAAATACGCCTATTGGTGTA